ACACAAAGTCCAGGGCATAAAACCATAATCTAAACATTCTAAAAATAAGTACAAATGGACTTTCTCAAGACTGATGTGGCCGTTGGACCTATCGACGGATTGAACTATAGGCGTTTATATGATATACTTCCCAATAAAGTTAGTGACAATATTACTCTTCCAGATCTCAAAAACCCAGACAAGGTGACCGAGGAAAACAAGAAGCTAATCCTGTGTGGCTTTATATATGTAGCTTATCACCATCCTTTGGAGACTGATCCTGATTTCACATCGGTGCATAAGCACATGCCTGGGATAAGTGAATCTTTCTTAGAGCATCTCTTGGGTATTGATGAGTCAAACAGCACTATCGATCTTGGCAAATTATTTGATATATTACAGGAGAAGCTTGGTGACTGGATTACTATGAATTTCTTAAAGCACAACAACAGGATGTCCAAGGACCAGATAAAGACTTTGTGTGAAACCATAGTAGAACTAGCTAAGGCTGAAGGTGGAGATACAGAAACTTATGAACTTGTCTGGAAAAAGATGCCTGCATACTACTCCAACCTACTTCAGCAGATCCTTCATAAATAATCTGAACCATGCATAAGCTATGATCTGTAAATAACTTATTCCAAATATCGATCCAGTACGAGACTGCAACCCTATTATCACACTCAGCGTGGATATAAACAAAAATGCCTTCTCAGAGCTCTTACAAATACATATTCATCGTGTCAGACACATTCACAAGCAATTAGTCAACTAGCCCAGACTTATCATAAAACCTAGCGAGAACAAAACAACAATAGGTGCTATGCACCTCATCCGAATTTACTTCCGGATAGGGTGCTTAGCACCCATTGTAGATAAATGTTAAGTACATGCTTAGCATGTCTACTACACTTAGTGTTATGAGAAATTAGGCAGAGACTTAGTCTCGAGAACCTACTGAATCCTTCTTAATAAGACCTTAGGTCTAGGTACCCTATGCTTCGATCATCACCCTCTTCTTTTGGACCAGAGGGACTCCAGGCTGCTTCATCACACCAAACTCTATTCCAGGCTCATCCTCAAGAGCCTGCTTGGTAGTGAAAGCAGTTGTCACTGCTCTTTGAACCACATCTGTAGTAAAATTCTTGAATTTACTAAGATGGTTGATGGTCCTATCTGGGAGTGGCTCAAACTCAAACATAACTGTTCTTTGTGCTTCCATGGGAACAGGAAAGTCTGTTCTCTCTATACCCCAGAACCATAGCGACCTGGATATGACACAGTTCTCCACTGAGTCGTCTTTGACCACTATTTCAACTGGCATCTTCTCTTTATCTTCATACGACATGAAGTTAGGGAGAGATCCAAGCACAGCGAACGTCTTGGCCATTGGATAGCACACCTCTACTTCCACCTGCTTTATAGGGTCTTTGTAGGACCTGTCAATTATTCTGAAAGTGACAGTTCCATTTGCTCTTCCTTTGATCCCTAACCAGATAATCGCAAAAGTTGCAATCCTGAAGAAGGGGAAGGTCTGCAAAGGCTTCCGGAAGAACAAAGGAGAGGAGTCAATGGTGAAGTGAGTCCTCCTGTTTGCACAGACAGAATAATCCTGTTTGGCGACAAACATGTCGTAGCTGTTAGCTCTGACATCTGCAAAGCTGAAAGGCTCCAATCCAAGGACTGTAGCAGCAGCATCAATTGTCATGCGGCCTTTGGTGAGAGGTCTGTTCTTTATTGCCAGCTTCCTCTTGTTCTTCCTCTCATATTTCTCCTCTGCCTTCTCAGACAAGTCATCGGTCAAAAGAGTGCTTTTCTTGAACGGATTGTATCTTGTTAGAGACATGTTTGTACGAAAATTTGATTGCCCTGACTTTGTGT